GCCTATTAAGATTTGCAAGATCCTTTCTAATCTTGTTTCTGAGATGTGTTGTAGTCTCAACTCTATTCCTACCTCTTCTTCCTTTCCTTTGATATACATAATCATTATCACCAAATCCTCCAGTAGTGTTGTATTTTTTAGATTTTCTAGCATGACTGATAGGAACTCTTTTACCACGAGATAATGATTTTCCTTGTCTCATATATGGAGTCATTTTTGCAAAACCTGCTGCTGACATATTTTTCATGTATATAGAATTAGCAATAAGAAATGATGCCCTATCTATAAAATTTATTCTGGCTTTAGGTGTTTTAATTTTGTTAAATTTTTCTAGTGTATATTTATGGTTTTTGATATCTCCTTTTTTACCTGTGTTTGCCATACCTTTAGTTGCAAACCAACCTGCAATTCTTCGAACATTAGGAAATCTAGGTTCAAACAATATACCTTTACCTTCATGTTGTATCATTTTATCATCATAATTACCTTCATATGTATCAGAAATATCTTGAAGGGAATTATATAATTCTGTCGTCACTTCCATCATTATTCTATTATAAAGAGACATACTAATATTTGCACCTCTAAAATATGTTTTCATGTTTTTACTGTTTAAAAGAAAATTATCTTCATTATCCATATACTTTGCCATTTTTTCAACAGTCATAGGTGCATAAAATGCTTTTTGTATTTTTTTATCATGAAGTAATGTTTTCTTTTTTTCTTCTAATTCTTTTTCAGCAGCAGATAATCTTGCTTTAAATCTTTGTATGAATTTTTTATTAACAAACCTACCCATAGTGCCAACCTCTAAAACAGGCATCTGTTGTTTAATTTTTCTATGTACAAATTCTTCTTTTTCTATACTTAAGGAGTTGTAACCTAATGGGTTTGTTTCTCTTATATGCATAATATTTTTACCTTTATTAGAACTTTTTGAGTATAAAGATTCCATCTTGTGAAAGTTTTTTTTATAATAATCACTTTTTAAAAATTCTGTTTTTAATCTTTTTATCCAATGTGGTTTTTGTTTTACATTTTTATCATATCCTATATTAGGTATCATTTTATAACCTTTTGAAGTTTTCTTTACTTCCATCCCAGCCCAACTTGCATATGCTTTCATCTTAGGTGAATCTGGTTTATAATTTTTAACTTTTAACAACCAATTAACAAATGATATTTCTGTACCAAGTTTCTTTTTTAAGAAATTTTCATTATACTTTACAGACACTTTTCTTGTTAATGGGTTATAAGAAAAATAACATGGAACAAAATCTAACCCCTCTTCAGTAATAAATTTATAATATAATGATTGGTTTGCAACTTTTACTATATTAAGTAGGTTTTCTCTATGTATACGCTTATCATTTTTAGTAGGGTCAAATGTTTTAGCACTCTTACCAAGTTCTCCAGATCTAGATAGATTTAAAAATTCTTCAAAACCTATATCAGAATGTTCATCAATATACCCTTCAGGTACACTGTCTAAGTCCTTTGAATTCATTTACTATGGTATAAAGAATATCTCTTGACGATTGTCTATACAATTTTCTATATCGGCTCTCCAATCAGATTTGGATGCTTCTATATCTGCACCATTAGAACCCAATGGTAGTATATCCATTCTAAAACTAGAATTGAGTATATCGATTGCAGTTAATTTAATACACGAATCTGCAACATCTAAAGGAACTGTTTCATCACCATATCTGTATGTAACCCTAACTCTGTATTTTCTTAGAATTGTGAAAATATATCCACGAAAAAATAATCTTCCTAGAGTTGGTTCAAAGTCATACCATTGTCCATCTTGTATGATGTCATTATAAGCTGAATCTGCACCTTGCCATACTTCTATTTTATCCCCTGCAGATGTGTCAAAGTCTCTACAGTTTCTATGTTTAAGATAAACTGGTGTACCCCAACCATAAGTATATAATAATGGTAAATCATGAATCTCTTTTGATACTGTTTTGTTTCTTCCAAATGTATGACCTATTCTACGATCTAATTCTTCTTCTTTTCGGTTGATAATCTTTTCAACCTGTGCTTTATTAGGAGTACTAGTAGCAGTAATGGAGACCCTGAGAAAATCAGCGACATCTGCGACAGAGCAATATGTTGTAGCCATGTAATATATAAACTTAGTATGTATTTAAATTTACTTAAAAACAACTGTGTATTCAGCAGAACCTGTGATATCTGCAAAAATTCCACTCTCGAAACGTCTATTTACGTTAAAAACGCCTTGAACATCTTCTCCAAATACAGTAAATTCAGTAGTACCACTACTTGATGTACCATTTTTAAAGATACATTTAGAACCTGATGAACCACTTTTTGTGACATAAACTGCCACAACTACACCATGTGCTCCTTTTATTGCAGTATCAGCATTAAAAGACTTTACATTGTGGTTTAATTCTACCATAATGATTAATTCATGTGTTCATATATAAACTTTATTGAAAAAAAAACTGGCTGTTTTTTGGATCTAGTAGCCTATAACTAGGAATTCAAACACTTTATTAGCGATAGATGTACTATTTGCTACTTCTGCAAATACTGCACCTGCTGAGCCACCTACGGAATAGAGTTTGATTTTCTCATTTGTCTTGTCATATTCTACTTTGTATAGTGAATCTGTGAATTCAGGTATCACTGCAACGAGTGTAGAAATTCTTCCCTCTTTGAGGTCGGCTGCCACTCCATTGGTTGCATACGCATCAGAGCCACCTGCTGTGACTTTACATTTGTATACTCGCAACTTTGATGTTAAAGCTGCTTGCCATGAGAGTGTTTTTCTCACGTTAGCGTTTCTCCAATCTTCTGTGCTGATTGTTACTGCCATATATAATCTAAAAACCTTACATATATAAAGTTAATGTCTTATTTAATTCTTAACTAAGGGTATATTCTTTAGCTAAAAGTAAAAAGTTAATTAAGTTAGCTAAGCTAAGTTAGTTAAGTAAAAATAAAAAGAAAGGGGTAGTTTGACTAAAGTTTGATATCTCTAATCTTACCTTGAGATTTAAAGTGACGACATACAGTTTCACCCATTGTACGATAAACACCTTTTTCAATAAAGGCATTGTTGACGAATGGATAGCCTGCTGTTCTTCTTGTAGCCTCGTAATATTCGGTTGGAATTGCGATTTGTATTCCGATTCTTGGATAACCATATCCTTCTGCATCAGATGTATCTAATGCAAATAGTCTACCGATTTCTGCTGAGTCGGAGCCGTTACTTGGTGCATCCTTTGATGGGATGAATGGGATTCCATAGATTGAATCTACGTGGATTCCGACACCAGTTCCGCGGAAAGTCTGAATTCCGTTTACGTCTATTTGAACGAGTTGTTCTCCATATGGATTTGGAATACGGACTGATGGCATGTATAAGCCTTGAATTTCTGAGTACACTTCGTGCGAGCCCAAAAATACGTTAGGATCTTTACCTGCTGCGATACGGATCTTTCTTAAGAAAGTTCTTAATGTATCATCAGTTAAAACTCCGTTTGTTCCGATTGTTCCAGATGCAGATTCTACAGTACAATCGAATGTACTTGAACCGTCACGATCAATCGATGCGTTTGCTGCCCAAGGGTCATAATAACCATTGTGTGAACCACCAAGTGCATCCTCTTCAGCATCAGAGCTGATGATTCTGTCTAGTGTTTCAAAGTTAGTGCTACCAGCATTATTGCCACTTGCACCTGCAGCTTCGCTTTCTACGTCTGCGAGAAGCATTCTGTTGAGGAACTCTTTGTGCTGAACTGCCATATACAATCGTAGTGAACCAAGTCCACCCCAAATGTCGTCTTTACTGTGAGTTGCTAACCATTCCATAACTTCAGATGCACTAAATGGCAACTGGGCTGTTTTTGGTCTGATGTCAATCTCTTGTAAAGTTGGTTTGGCTGTCTCTGCAATATTTCCACCTTCTGCTGTACCACCTAAAGTTGTGTTACCGTTAGAAGTAGTCAAGGTTGGTTTGGCTGTTATTGCCCTCCATCCAGATTTATCCCAAGGTACTTTTGGTAGTATTCCGAAAGCGTTTGCTTCTAAGTTCAGTTGTGCCCATGCGTATGCTCCAAAGATTGCGTTGAATACGCCAGTAGTACTTGTAGTAACTGGTGCATCTGCTTTTCTGATTAGGTTTCTATTATAACCATAGTAGAGAGCTTCCAGTTCGTCAATAGTTCGTATTTGAGCCATTTTAGTACTGACCTACCTCATCTGCTGTTGGTGTGTAATAATCACCTTTCAAAATCTTTTGTGCGACTTTGTTTAGACCATCATAACCATTGTCTCTTGCATCTTTCAAAACCATACTTAAATCAGGTACTTCACTTGATTTATTTACAGATTCGATTGCTGCATTTGGACGTGGAGTCTCTGTAGTGAAATCAAAGTTTGATTTCTCTTGCATAGATAATCCACTATCGTCACCTTCTGGTTGATCTTCACCAGATTGATCATCATCTAAACCTGCTTGAACAGAGTTAGATTGCATTGTATCAGGGACGGTAACATCTGCTCCGATATCTTCGGAATCAGATGTTGCTGGTTGTAGTTCTAATTGAGTCTCAGGTTTTTCTTCAAGAGCTTTGTGAAGTCTTGAATCTAAATCTGCTTGAGATTCTGATAGAGCTTTTACATGTTCTGTGAGAGTTGAAATAGTTTCTAATAAGGCTTCATCAAAAGATTTATTGGTATCTTCAGATTCTTCCTCTCTAGATTCTTCTTCCTCTTCTTTGTCTTCTTTTCTTAATTCTTCCAGAGTCATGTTATTACAAATATTTAAATAAGTGGGTATATAAAGATTTTGCCTAGATTTATATTAGT